TTGGATCAATTACTTGTGATGTAAATTGTTGCATTAGTTCAACAATGTCATCATCGTTATCTAATATTTTATAATCAGCATCGACTATAAGTGCTACATTGTCTTCGTAACCATGATTCTCACCACTGAGTACATGCATTCCATTACTTAATTCTATATGGTCTTCTTGGTTAACCCATTGATGAATAACTGACTCTACTTCCTCATGCGGAAGTTTACCTAACTTAGGTTCTGTATTAAGTGTAGTTACATCTTCACCCACAAGTTTACCTTGCATAGGATGAGGTGACTCGTGCCCCATATTAGGTTTAATCTTCTTAGGCTTTTTATCTTTAGCCTTTGAATGATTAGGTTTCTTATCTTCAAAAAACTCGCTTATTTGCATTATACGTTCTCTAATCTTTCCATTAATCTTTCAGCACGGTTAGTTACTTGTTTGTGCCATCTGCTGTCTCTTCCTTCTACAGCGGCTTGTTGCCAATCTTGAGATTCTAACGCCTTGCGGAAATTATTAAATTTACCTAAACGTGTTCTTCCCATGTTAAACATCATATTAACAATTATTTGCTGTACTTCGTCGGGCCACTCATTGAATTGTTCTCCATATAACGCAACACACTCACTAATTGAGGTGTCAAGGTCACGTTCAAAACATTCTCTAACTCGCTCTTCTGATACTGGTGTTCCGACTTCTTGTCCAAACTCTGGATCAGATTCGAGGACCAAATGTCCAACTCCGAAAGTTGGGTAGCCCAGATGGTCTTTATAAATTTCATTTACGACTCCTTCGTCGATTTTTAGTTGTTCGAAAACTGCTTCTCGATCCAATGTTGTGTCTTTACTAAAAAACATACTAATTATATCTCCGTAATATGTAGTGTTATATTTGTATTTATCAGAATTTAATATTTTAACCAAAAAAAATCCCCACCGTAGTGAGGATTTTTAAATTTTAATATAACAGTACTCTTAACTTGCAATAGAACCGTAGTCTCTAGCAATGTTGCTAGTTACACCAGCCTGTGTAATAACAACTGCTGTAACAGTAGCAGTACCACTTGAAGCACTACCTGAAGTAATTGTTGCCTTTACATCTGTAGCAGAAGTATAGATATGTTGTTTTGAACTTTGGAACTGTCCAACTTCGGTCATTGCGGCATCATCTGCCTCGAATAGTCTGTTGGTATCACCATCGTCTCCGATAATAATATTTGTGTTGTCAGTAGCACTAACCCACGGACTTCCAACATCTACATGAATACTAAAAATCATAGAGTTAGCAGGTGCATTAAATAATGTAGTTGTACCAGTATTATATGAAACTGATGTACTCACATATTGTGCAACCGTCTGCGTAGCACTATCAAATTGACCTTTAGTAAAGAATGCATTCGCCTGAGTTGCGTCAGCACCTCGGACTTCAACAAGAGTAGAACCGTTATTGTCAGTAAAACTAAAATAGTCTGAATCTGTGTCTGTTAATATTTTAAGTCCACGTTTTCCGAATTGTACTAAGTTAGCAATTCCCTTTAACGCAAAATTATTTGTCTCTGCCATTTGGTTACTCCAATATATAATCGATTATGTATTAGTTATAAACTTCTACATCAATATTTATCTTTTCTGTGCTTTTATTAACTGTTAATAAAATGATGTATTGCTTCTGCATATTTTTTTAAACCATCTGAATTAGGATGTTGGTCAGTATCACTTATAGTGTGGTCAATGTAAGATATATTTTCATAAGGTTTATTATCTATATTAAAACAAGAATCCATGTATTCTTTGGGTATATGATTTAATATGTTGTTTGGTATTGCAGGACCGTCAGGTGAGTCTGAATGCAACACACCCCATATAACTTTACTATTAGGATTTAGTTTTTCGTAAGCAAATATTCTTTCTATAGATGCAATTAACATATTTTCTGTACCAGATAGTCCATTGTCTGTTGGAAGTAAAAATTTTTGCATCCAATCCTTTGCTAGTAATATACTATTTGAAGACCTACTATGTTCAAATTCAAAATCACTATCCAACATACCATACATACTATGAATACTTCCTTTGTTATTAAAATAAGGAAATCTGTAATGTATTGTGAATCCGAAAATAATTAAAGGGTTTTCAAACTGTTTTTGCAATTTTAAAGGCTGTAATGATATTTCTGTATTGCTTGAACCTCCCCTAGATAAATTAACAACAGGCAAGTTCATTATATTACCCAAATGTGCGGGCCAAGATTTATCCATGCTTAAACTACCCTTAGTAACAGGGCCTATAGTATAACTATCTCCACATGCTATTATTCCATCAAATTTCATAATATTATTTAGTTGACATGTGTGCTAATAGGTAGTATAATTTAGTCATGTTTACAACCGTACACAATTTATAGGTATTTTATGTTTGATAATGATATACAACGTATAGGTTTTTGTTGCAAGTATATGGTCCCAGACCAAACGCAAACTCCTAAAGTTCTTAAGGAACTACAGCAACAATACACAGAACGTATGACAACTATTACTTGGCTTAACAGACAAGAAAAGTCTGTAGCAGAAGAACGTATGCTTGAACTTGTTACACATAACATGCAGGCGGCATACAATCTTGTTGAATATGTCAGTACACTTCCAGCAGAACGTAGAATGGTTAGACTAGGTAGCAATCAGTTGCCTGGCGCAACACAAGAAGACTGGCAATACATGTGGCAAGATCCTACTAATATTAAAATGCTAGAACAAGGTTTTGCTAAAGTCGGTAAACTTGCTAGAGACAAAGATGTACGCCTTAGTTTCCATCCAGGTCAATTTACTGTACTTGCTTCTGAAAGCGAAGATGTTATTAGACGTAGTGTAGATGAATTCGAGTATCATGTAAACATGGCTAGGTGGATGGGTTACGGCAAACAATTTCAAGACTTCAAGTGCAATGTACACATATCAGGTAGAAAAGGTGCCCAGGGTATTATAGATATACTGCCTAAACTATCTCCCGAAGCAAGAAATATTATGACTATCGAGAATGACGAAATGTGTCATGGTCTAGATGAAAGTCTTAAATTAGTTGACCATGTTGCTCTGGTGTTAGACATACATCATCATTGGATTAGAGATGAAGAGTACATACAACCAGATGATGATAGAGTTAAACGTGTTATTGATTCCTGGCGTGGTGTTCGTCCTGCAATGCATTACAGTTATAGTAGAGATGAATGGCTTGACCAGTCTACTACTATTAATGAATCAACCAGACATAACGAATTACAAGATATAAAAGTATTATTAGAGACAGGTGCTAAGAAACAGAAACTTAGAGCACATTCGGACTTCTATCCTAACGTAGATGCTAACGAGTGGGCATTGAGTTTTTGGCCCTACTTTGATATACAATGCGAAGCCAAGGCTAAGAACTTAGCCAGTGAGCAATTATATTTACAAAGTTGTACACAAACATCGACTCCGGAGTCTATTGTGTTGACTGATTGGGGAACGCCGAGTTCCTTATCTATCTAGCACATCTTGATGAGTGGTGCAATATTTTAATTGTCAACTGGTTCATAACCAATCAGTTAATAATATTTACAATATTACCTACAAATCTGTTAGTTATGGTGTATTTTGATTAAATAATGGTATTAAATTGGAGTTAATCGTTGACCTACGTTGTAAAGAGTGAATGTGTAGATTGTAAACACACCGCCTGTGTGGCAGTTTGCCCTGTAGACTGTTTTTTTGAATTAGAAAACACTCTAGTAATAGATCCTGATATTTGTATCGATTGTGCTATTTGTGAGCCAGAATGCCCTGTAGACGCCATTGTAAGCGATAGAAAGTTAAAACCAGAAGAAAGCCATTGGCTTGATTTCAATAAAGAAATGAGTAGAGTAGGTGCACCAGTAATAACTAAAGTTAAGGCTCCTATGGAAGGACACGAAGATATAAATTACACGGATCAAGAAGCATTTGAGAAAGTTTCTAGGATACCATTTGTAGATATTACCGATAAATAGCAACACACATAATACTTGACAAACACCACACTTTTTAGTATAATATTAGTATAAATTAGAAAGGATTTGTGATGGAAGTAGTAGGACCACTAATGATGACCGCGAAAGCAATAATGCTTTCTATGATGGTCGGCAATGCACCCATGGACCAGCATAATGTTGAGGAAACATATTGTATGGCTCTTAACATTTATTACGAAGCAAGAGGCGAAGGCTGGAAAGGTAAAGCCGCCGTTGCCCACGTTGTTCAAAACAGAGTTGAACATCCTAAATATCCTAACACCGTATGTGGTGTAGTTTTACAATCACGTAAATGGAAAGGCAGAGTAATAAGAGATAAATGTCAATTTGCATGGTATTGCGATGGCAGGTCTGACGTAGTACAACTAACATATAAAAAAGCACCTAGGCGTGGTAAAGTAATTGAGCCTAATATGATTGATTGGAGACGTTCTGTAGAAACTGCTATTCAAGTTATGGACGGTTGGAGCAGAGATGTTAGTTACGGTGCTACACATTATTTTAATCATAACATATCTACACCTAGTTGGAGCACAGTTTATCCCACAACAATAATCATTGGTAATCATACTTTCCTTGCACGGAACGATTAATTAAAACAGCATTTTAAGATAAATACTTCTTGTAAATAACACACACCCAGTAGGATGGGCAAGGAGTAACAATGTACGAATATAGATGCACAGTCTTGAAAGTTGTGGACGGAGATACAGCGGACGTAGATATAGATTTAGGATTTGGAATAGTCCTAACAGATGAAAGAGTTAGGCTCATGGGCATAGACACACCAGAAAGCAGAACATCAGACAAAGTAGAAGATTTATTTGGTGAACTTGCAAAAGCAAGATTAAAAGAACTTATAGCAGGCAAATCAGGTCCTATTCTTAAAACACAAATTAATAAAGATGGCGAAGATATGAAAGGTAAGTTTGGAAGAATTCTCGGTGACTTTGAAGTTGAAAAAGATGGTGAGCGAAGAATGGCAACAGATGTATTAATTGAAGAAGGACATGCAGTAGCATATTTTGGCGGCAGTAAAGAAGAAATTGCGGCTAAACATTTAGTTAATAGAGATAAATTATTGCGAGAAGGTTTAGTTAGTCAAGAAGACTTTGATAAAGCAACGGCAATAATGGAAAAGAAAAATAGTTAATTTTTACCAAAATAACAATGGAATTATCTTGACATTATCTAAATAGTGTGTATAATACTATTTAATATTAGAGGAATTCCATATGTTATTAGAAGTAATAAAACCCGGTGAAGTTGTAAGTTGCAGATTGTCAACAGGCGAAGAACTTGTCGGTACACTAAAATCTGAATCAGCAGAGTCTGTAGAGTTATCTAAACCACTTATTGTTGGAAGAAGTGAAAATGGATTTGGCTTAATGCCATATATGATGACAGTATCGCCAGAATCAATGGTTAAAATTTCACTAGAGCATATTATGACTTTAGCAAAAACCAACGAAGAAATTACCAAAGGATATCAAAAACAAACATCGGATATAATTACATGAACAAAAGATTCTATTCAGGCAAAACATACAGCCACGCAACAGGACACAGTTGCGCCTTTAGACAATGGCGAGCAGATAGCCATTGCAATTTAATTCACGGATATGCATTACAGTTTGAACTGAAGTTTGGTGGTGAACTAGATGACAGTAATTGGATTGTAGACTTTGGTGGACTAAAGCCACTGAAAACTTGGTTAGCAGAAATGTTTGACCATACATATATTGTTGCTGAAGATGATCCAGAATTGGAAACATTTAAGGAACTAGAAGCAAAGAAACTTGTTGATTTGAGAATTGTTTCAGCAACAGGTTGCGAAAGATTCGCGGAGATGGTTTTTGATTATGCAACTACTCTTGTTAGTGAACTAACAAACGGTAGATGCTGGGTACAGGAAGTTACAGTTAGAGAACACGGACATAACTCTGCAACTGTAGAATTGAATGACCATCAAAAATTATTTTTCCATGATGGAGTGCAATAATGTACGATATCAGCGAAAAAGGTGAAAAACAATTTAACAGAGTTATTTGGTTATTGAGAGGTCTCTATATCTTTATACCTGTTATGTTTTTCCTAACATAACGAAGAACGAATAATGATGAACGAGGGCAAGTTGCTGAAGCCGAAAACAGTAGGCTAGAGTAAGCACCACACCCGCACCGAGTTGATAGCCAGTGAGTAATAGTATGTCCTATGAAAACTGGCCCTTTAATTCTACAACTTCATCAATAGTAATACTTTTTAAACCAGGATTATCAGGAAACACACAACAAGGTTGTTGGTTATAAAAATCCTCTTGATAATCACACCATTCTCTTTTCCAAAAGTTTCCTTCTGCATCTTCTAATATAGAAATTTTTTCTTCTTTATTATGAATCACAGTTTCGAAGTCTTCAAATGTTTGGAAAGAACCCAATCGTTGTAATCTATCTAAATAATCGCCATCTTGAGAAATTCCAAATGACGGAAATGCTTTGTTCCAATTATTTGTACGCATCCATTCTTGTTGTTCTGCGTCAGGTATATCTATTGGCTGGTATGTGCCTAAGTTAGGAAATTGTTCACTTAACCAGTGTTTTTCATTTTCCCACACATCACTATCAGGGTCAAACTGTAATTCTACAATGTCTCCTTGAAAGTATTTTATAATTAAATTACCTCCATTATATGTTCTATAATGTAAGTCTTCGTTAATTATGCATTCGATATATTTTTCTTGGGGGTAATGTATCCAATTCAGTTCCATATATGTATTTAGCATTAGATAAATAGTTGTTATGCTATTCGGGATATTAACATTACTTACAGCCTTGGCTATTGCCGGAGTTGCCGCATGGTTCTCAATTATAGGACTTATGAGCATTTTCAGTGCCGCCGCTATGCCAATAGCAATTATGGCAGGTACATTAGAAGTAGGTAAGTTACTTACAGCAAGTTGGCTTTATAGATACTGGAATGAGACTTCATTACTATTAAAGACTTACTTGTCCACAGCCGTGGTTGTTTTAATGCTTATTACAAGTATGGGTATTTTTGGATACCTAAGTAAAGCACACTTAGATCAAGCAAGTGAAAGCGGAAATGCATTTGCTGTAGTTGAAAGACTAGAAGGACAAGTAGCAAGAGAAGAAAACAAAATAGACATCCTAGAAGAACGTATTGCCACTTTACAATCAGGAAGTGGCGTTGACAATTCACAAAGTATCTCACAACAAGCAGAAATTAGAGATGGTGCATGGGAAAGAGTTAAAGGTGATATAGACTTTGCTAACGAACAAATTCAAAGACTTAGAGACCAATTAACAGTATTAGATTCAGCAGTAAATGACCTTAGAGCAAAAGGTGTTGAAGTAATTACCACTGATGAAGGTGGTACATTTAGACGTGCTGAAACAGAAACAATAGATTATGTTGCCCAAGCAGATGCATTATTCGAACAACAAAAAGAACAACGTGACCAAATTAGAGCAGATATCAAAACACAACAAGACAACATTGATAGATATAGAGCTCAAGCACAAACAACTATCGACAATGCTAATTCTGAAATTAACAGACTTAGAGATAGTAGTACAGCAACTCAAGATGACGCTCTAGATAAAATAGACGAATACAACGATGAAATAGATACAATATATGATGACATAGTAATTATTAAAGATGAGATGTTTCAAGCGGAAAGTGTTGTTAGAGAGTTAGAAAAAGAAGTAGGACCAATTAAATATGTAGCACAATTGGTATACGGACAAGATTCTGAAGATTATTTAGATGCGGCAGTAAGATTATTTATTTTATTGCTGGTATTTGTGTTTGATCCATTAGCAGTTGTACTAGTTATAGCGGCTAACCAAACACTACTTAGGTATGGTATAAACTTAGAAAAAAGTGCACCAATAAAGCCTTCGGACCCAAATGAACTTAAACAAACTTGGCATAATAAAGACTTAGGCAATATTCAAGACAAAGATGATTTTGAAAGACAAAGTAGAGAAATATACGGAGACAATATGCCAGACGTTCCAAATGTTATAGAAAAAATTGTAGAAAAAGAAGTTGTTGTAGAAAAAGAAGTACCCGTTGAAGTCATTAAAGAAGTTGAAAAAGTCGTAGAAAAAGAAGTTGAACTAGAAGTAGATATGTCCACACCTCCTGCTATCAAAGAATTAGAAAAACGATTAGAAAAGAAACTAAAGAAAAATGACAAAAAAAATAACGGTTAAACAAGCCTTAAATGAACTGAACACAAAGTATGCTAAAACACTAGAGATGTTAGACAGTTCTCTAGATGTTATAGAAGACTTAGAAAATGAAGTTGATGAACTAAAAACTACTAACAATATTTTACAAAAAGATTTACTAAAGAAACCTAAAGTAATAACTAAGGAGATAGAAGTTGAAAAAGTCGTTGAGAAGGTTGTCGAAGTTGAGAGAAAGGTCGAGGTCCCAAAGGAGACAGTGGTCACTCGCGAAGTCAAAGTCCCAGGACCCGAGCGGATTGTTGAAGTCCCAGGACCCGAACGAGTTGTCGAAAAAATAGTAGAAGTTGAAAAAATTGTACAAGTGCCTGGACCAGAAAGGCGTATAGAAGTTCCTATAGAAAAAATTGTACAAGTGCCTGGACCAGAAAGGATTGTTACTAAAGAGGTCCCTGGCCCAGAAGTTATAATCACTAAAGAAGTACCAGGACCTGAACGTGTAGTACAAGTTGAAGTACCTGTAGAAAAGATTGTAGAAAAGATTGTCAAAATTCCAGGAGAGAAACCTGATGTCATAGAAAAAGCATCCACTAAAGATTTACGTGAAGCCGCAAGGATTATGGCTATGAGTGAATTCAATAAAGAAGGATTCAGTGAGGAAGAAATATTCAATATGTTGCAGAAAAGTAGTGAAGAAGATGTAAATAAACAGTTGGGGGGATTTTGGGCAATACCATTACCAGCCGACCAAGAAGAAACAGATGAAAATCAAACGAGGTATCAAAAGAAATAATGTCTGACGATAAACAAGATAACAATTTAGAGTGTAGTTTTTGTGGTAAAAAACGCAACGATGTTAAAAAATTAATAGCAGGGCCTACATCCTATATTTGTAATGAATGTATTAGTATAAGTCATAAGATTATTAATGAAGAATATGACGAAACAGACTTATTTGATGATGAGGAAATTCCTGCACCACAAGACATAAAAGACTATCTAGACGAGTATGTAATTAGTCAGGACTATGCTAAAGACATATTAAGTGTTTGTGCATATAATCATTACAAGAAGATTTTACATACAACAGAAAGCGAAAAGATAGAAAAAAGTAATGTACTATTATTAGGTAATACAGGTACAGGTAAAACATTATTAGTTAAAACATTAGCAAATAAACTTAATGTACCTTTTGCAATAGCAGACGCAACTACACTAACTGAAGCAGGATATGTGGGAGAGGATGTAGAAAGTGTTATTGAACGTTTATTAAATGTATGCGACTGGAATGTACCATTAGCACAAAACGGTATAGTATTCATAGATGAGATAGATAAAAAAGCTCGTAGCAGTGAGTCTAATGCCAATACAAAGGACATAAGTGGCGAAGGTGTACAACAAGCACTCTTAAGACTTATAGAAGGTACAACTGTTAAAGTATCAGCAAATGGATCAAAGCGAATGGATGATTACATAGAGTTTGATACATCAAATGTATTATTCATATTAGGCGGCGCATTTGTTGGCATAGATGAAATTGTTAAAAAGAAACTTAAACAAAGTTCAGTAGGATTCAATAGACCAATAAAAAGTACAACAGATAATAAAGATTGGATAGAACATGTAGAGCATGAAGATATTATACAGTACGGGTTAATACCAGAATTTGCTGGACGATTGCCAAACATTGTTGGACTACTAGATTTAGATGAGGCAAATATGTTTAATATATTAAAAAATTCTAAAGGTAGTGTAATTCATCAGGTTAAAAGATTATTAAAAATTGATGATATAAGTTTAGAATTTGAGGATCATTATCTTAGAGATGTTGCCAAGATAGCGGCAAAGAAAAAAGTAGGTGCAAGAGGTCTAAAAAGCATAGTAGAAAACAGTCTACATAATATTATGTTTAGAGCACCAGAGTTACAAAAAAGTGAAGTACAACGTGTGGTGTTTAAAAAGTATCCATTTTCTGTTGACTTACATCCTACTATTGTGTATACTAATGGCATTAGTGAAATAGATAAAGACTATAAAATTAAATTAAGAGGGAACAGTGAGTAAACCAAGGAATAACACCCACAACAAAAAATTTACAAAGGAGTGGAATACAAAAAAGAAATATGACAGTCCTAAAAAAGATGAGCATTACTTAGATGCTTATAAACCTGGCATTGAAGTTAGAAACGGAGATGTAAACAAAGCAATTCGTATTTTGAAGAAACGCCTTGAAAAAGCAGATTTTCAAAAAGAAATGGCAAAACAGGCATTTTACGAAAAGCCTAGTGCTAAACGTAAACGTAAGAAAGACCAAGCAAAAAAACGTTGGAACAAATATGTACGTGATGCAGAAGCAAGAGGTGAGTTTAAAATGTACGAACCTACAGGTACAAAATGGATGAAAAACAAACGTAAAACTAGAGAACATGCTAAAACCAAACAAAGGCAACAAGCAATGTTAAGAAGTCGTGGTCATTTATAATGCGTATAGCCGTTGTCAGTGGTGGCTTTGATCCACTACATTCAGGACACATCAATTTATTAGAAAGTGCAAAAGCACATGGCGATAAACTAGTAGTTCTAGTAAACAGTGATGAATGGCTATCTAGAAAAAAAGGCAGACCCTTTATGCCTTTTGAAGAGCGTTCCCTAATTATTCAACGCATGGACATGGTAGATAATGTTTATGCTGTTGACGATGAAGATGGTAGTGTAACTAAAGGACTTATACAAGTTCGTAATGCATTTGGTACTAATCATAGTTATGTCTTTTGTAACGGAGGTGATAGAGGAAAGAATAACATACCGGAAATGGATGTAGAAGGTTACACATTTGAGTTTGCTGTAGGTGGAGATAACAAAGCCAACAGTAGCAGTTGGATACTTAAAGAATGGCAGTATCCAACAACTAGAAGGGTCTGGGGCGAGTTTAGTGACTTGTTTCAAGACGAAGCAGTTAAAGTTAAAGAACTTGTTATAGAGCCTGGCAAAGGCATTAGTTATCAACGTCATTTTAAAAGAGACGAGATATGGTTTGTTAGTAAAGGTGAATGTGAAATAAAGTATGGTGCAGATACGGATCTACCAGAACACTACACATATCATGTATTAAAAACGGATCAGTCTTTTACTGTTAGAAGAGGCAGTTGGCATCAAATTGTTAATAAAGGCATAGACCCTTGCCATATCATAGAGATACAATATGGGGAAGAAACTACAGAAGACGACATAGAACGTCTAGAATATTACAACGGAGAATAATGGAATTGAAAAAATTAAACGAAAGTAAAGTATGCGACATACTTAATACAATAGTGGAATATGAGATGGCAGGTGTTGTTAGATACGCACACAGTTCTTTAATGGTTACTGGTCCATACAGGATACCTATTGTGCAATTCTTACAGGAACAAGCAAATGAGAGTTTACAACATGCCTTACAGGCAGGTGAACTAATCACAGGATTAGACGGACATCCTAGTCAAATTATTGCACCTATTGATGAATCACATGACCATTCTATTTTGAGAATACTTGAAGAGAGTTTGGAACATGAAACTTTTGCAGTAGATTTATATAAAGAGTTATTGCGGGAAGTAGAAGGTGCCAGTGTGTATTTAGAAGAATATGCTCGAGGACAAATTGGTCAAGAAGAACAACACGCATTAGAAATTAAAAAAATGTTAAAAGACTTTGCATGAAAACAATACGAGCGACAATTCAAATAGAAGTTCCGTATTCAAATGAATATATGAACTATGGGGATAAGTTAGATACAGAACTAAGAAGAGTTATAGATAACACACCTTTTTTAAATTGTGGTATAGAGGCAGGAAACTTGGAACCAAATGGTAATCCAACACTTAGATTAAAAGATGACTGATTGGACAACCATAATTATTGTTGTTGCCTTTTTAATTTTTATATATATTAATAACAACAACCAGAGGCCTAAATTTTGAGGTTACATTACAAAGATTGCGGTAAGATAGGATTCACTTGTAGTACATTTGATTTACTACATGCTGGACATGTAACAATGTTAGAAGAAGCAAAAAGACATTGTGATTTCCTTATTGTTGGATTGCAGAACGATCCTACATTAGACAGGCCCGAAAAGAATGCACCAGTACAGAGTATTGTGGAAAGGCAAATACAACTGGCGGCAGTAAAATATGTAGATGAAATAGTTATCTATAACACAGAACAAGACCTAATAGACCTTTTACTAACACTTCCTATAGATGTAAGAGTACTAGGTGACGAATACAAAAACAAAGACTTCACAGGCAAAGATATTGCTAAACAACGTGGCAGTAAGATAATTTACAACGGTAGAGACCATTCATTTAGTAGTAGCAGTTTGCGTAAGAGAGTTGCATTTGCAGATAGCGATTTTGTAAACAAAGAAAAATAATCTTCAAGTATTATTCGAATGTGCATCAACAGGTGTGCATTTAAGTAATTAAAAGGAGATTAAAATGAAATACTTAATATTAGTACTAGCACTAGTTTCTTTTAGTGCATCAGCGGCAACGGTCATTAACTTTGATGATGGTTCTACATTGACCCTTAAAGAAGACGAAATGATTCACGTTACTAAAGATTTGTTATATCGACGACAAAGTTATAATAACGGTCGAACTGTTCAGTTCAAAGTTTATCCTGAAACTACTAAACGAGATTATGTTGAAGTAGACACAGGAACTGAACCTAATCAGGTAGTTGGTTCACACGAATGGTGTAAGGCATATATTCCATGGAGCGAAGGTTTAACTTTCACTATGGTAACATGGCAACGTTTTTGTGATACAAACGGCGACAGTATCTATGACGAAAATGACCAGGGTTGGGAAGGCTAATTAAAAAAGGTTGACATTGTGGATAAAAGACGTATAATAGTAAACAAGTTAGGCAAACATGGACCTAACATTAATGTTGAAATTAGGAGGTCATATGACTACAACAACAACTAAAGAAATGAAAGTTCTATCCGCTTTACAAGAAGGCAGAACTCTTTCATCAGCACAAATCAAATCATTTTTTGGTGCTGGAAACCCACAAGCAGTGATTCAATCGCTAAGATTCAAAGGATTTCCAATCTATTTGAATACTGTAACTGATACTAAAGGTAGAAGCAGAAACGTATATCGTTTAGGTACAGCCTCTAGAGCAGTTGTAGCCGCTGGTTATAAAGCATTAGCAACTTCTTAATAAAGAAGAAAATAAAAAGGGAGACTTCGGTCTCCTTTTTTTATGGGCGAATACACCTACCTATCCTAATTAACCTATTATTTTGGATACATTTAGCATTAGTTAATACGGATATTATAGTAACTTCGTTCAGTAGAAAACAGCAAAACAGTAGCGAATTTATAATAGAGCAATCGATGTAAAGGCCCAGTTTAATGCTAAATACTACTACCAATCACAACCTCTCTTTATATTACATATCAATGAGTTATTTAAAAAACTTGACATGAAGTTAAATTTATGTATAATATAGTAATGTTGCAGGGATGATGCAGAGTAATTCTATTCTGTTTTTGAACTGTAACTGTAATAAAAAAGGAGGGATAAATGAAAAATTTATTCACATTAATGGTAGCAACAATGCTATCGGTACCAACCTTCGCCGCTGATTTTGGTGGTAAAGTTGGTATAGCATCTGATAATATATTCAGAGGCGTTAACATGAGTGACGGGTTTGGATACTCTGCTCAAGGCAATTTAAGTCTTGACAATGGTATCTTTGCTGGAGCAAGTGTTATGTCACTGGATGAAAATTCAGATTTAATGACAACTATGTTGGTTGGTTATAGTTTTGACTTAGGTGGCGTTGATTTTAACGTTGCATACGTTGACCGTGGCTTCCAAGGTGTTGACATTGACGGATGGGAAGAATTAAACGTGAGAGCGGATTTCGACCTATTTGGCGTATACTACTCTAAAGGACTAGATGATGCAGGTGATTTCTACAAAGTAGATTCAAGTGCATTAAAAGTTGTTGACGTTGCCTATGGTGACTGGGACAATGCAGGTTCTTATTGGGAAGTATCTAAGTCTTTTGACTTAGCCGCCGGTAGTGTAAAAGTTGGTTATATTGACCACGAGTTAAATGACGAAGACTTCAGTGACAAAATCACTGACGTAGACAACTTTTATGTAGGCTACTCTTATAGTTTCTAATTACTTAGAAATCTTTAAGTAAAAAGCACATCTTAGGGTGTGCTTTTTTTTTGGTTATAAAAGGTT